GATAGCTCAGTCTGGGTTTCATTTACTACATCTAGGTCAGAGAAAAAAGTAGGATGTTTCTGTCTTTCTGAAAGTAAATAACTACGTTCAGATAGAAGACCATTAATGTAGGTTGCGGTTTCTTTATTCATTAGATTTGTACCTCTAAAAAACTATTTACATAAGTAATGACTTGAGAGACTGAATTTAAACTTTTAATTATTTCACTATCTCCTGTAGATGAGTCATCTATTTGAATACTAAAATCATTAAAATCGCAATTAATTAAATCATTTTTCAAGCTATTAGGAAGCATTACTATTAAATGTTTATCCTCTTTGTATTCATAGCCAATGGAGGCACACTCATTGTTGCCCCATGAATAATCAGACCAGTCTGATCCTAATGTTTCTAGAAGTTCATCTAGATAAGGTTGAGCAATGGTTGGGTTGTGGTGTTTGTACATAACGACTACCAATTTTGAGGTGAGCAAGAATAGTCTCCAGTTTCGGAGCCATCTGGGTGAACAATAGTTGTAGAAGTTCCTTCGCATAAAGCACAGTCAAGATCTTCTCCTTCTTCTTTCCATTCTTCATATTCTTCTTGAGTTTCAAACTCAATTGTTCCAGTTCTAGTTTCTTGAATTTTTACAGTAATCATGACTTACCCTCCCTACTTGCTACTACGGTAAATAGTTCACTATAAAGAGATAATATCTTTCTTTGATCGTCATTTAAATCATGCCAACAAGTATGTAGTAGATCATCGGCGCACATAAACTCTAAGCTTTCCTCATCACAGAAAGTAGTTAGAACATCAACTAATTTGTCTAGAGTTGTTGGTTTCTTAGTAATAGGCTTTGTTGGTTTGTTAGTAATAGGCTTTTCTCCCCTCTCATAGCCATACTCACCACAAACCCAGTCCCATAAATACCATTGGACTGCGGTAAGATTTTCATCAACTATGTCATCTCTTTCTATGTGGCAATAGAATCTGCCATCTTTAAGCCTCTCTAGGTAGCCTCCATCCTTATGTATATAAACTCTAACTGTGTCAGGATTAAGATTCCCTGAACTAATGTTTTGAGCCTTGTCAGAGTCTGAAGGATGCGACTCATAATTTCTGGAGAAATCTCCAAATGTTGGATAAATTTTCATTGGATTAAATAAATTGGAAAAGAATTTTAGAGAGGCATTACCTATAGAAAGTAATGCCCATTAGTTTTATCTCTCTGCTGGGAACATCATTACAGTGTGGCAGTAATCAGTAAAAGATAACTGAGCCACATTAGATGAAGTCAAACCACAGTCTTCTGGAGTTAAACCATATCCATTTGTATGGATGAAAATAGTTTTACCTTTGTAAGCATTTTCGTAAGCAGAATAAATACTTCCTCCCTTAGATTTTTTAATGGAGTCACTATTTAACTTTTCACCTTGCTTATCAACGTCACCCCAGTCCCCTGTTAGATGGCGTTGGAACAGTTCAGTCATTACGTGTAGAGGTACTTCTGTTTGTACACCCATACTGACTACTACCCTTCCGAATTTGGAGAGGTTTTCAACTGGAGGAATAAATAAATGAAGTGCGGAATCTGTCATGGGATTTAATGAATTAATTGAACAATTTAATTATGTACTCTAATAAATAATAGAGTCAAGTTTACGTGCGAAAGACAAACAATTAGTCACAATCTCTAGTAACTGGAACTACTACAAAGGCATAAGGACTACCGTCGTTAGCTTTCCAATTGCTTAGATACTTTGCTCGCTTTTCTGCCTTTCTCTTATCTTCAAACCAAAAGCCTCCCCCTGTAGTGGGATCGGTACACGCTACTAAATAGCGATGATCTTTAAATGTTAGACATGAGATCTCTATACCATTAGGCAAGGTAGCCCGTACCCTATGTTTTGTACGTTTTTCTGTAGGCTTGTCTAGTTGGTGTACTTCCTTAGCGATAGAGACAATGTCCTCTACCCCTTTAATTTGATCGAGTGGTACTTCCTTGCTCTCCCCACTTGGAGACATGTAAATAAATGAAGGCATAATAAAAAATAAGTAAAGAACAAATACGCACTACCCCCTACCCCTGGAGAATTCCAGGCAGGAGAAACCCTCCCCATTTCTGGGGATTTTGAAATTTGATTTTTCGGTAGGTCTTACATGCTTTAAGCAATGCCCACTAGGTCAGGTTTTAAATAAGCTCACTCTCATAAATTTCATTTACAAGCTTTTCAATATCTCCGATAGTCTCACAGTTTTCTAGATCTTGTTTGCTTAGATCATTAAAAATAGCTTGTAGCCTATCGTGCTTGTTTAAGTCACTCATAGTTTCATTAGTTAGGGTTTAATACTTCTTACAATCAAAAGGATGATAATAAGAATCGCTTTCAAGCTCGTCCTGAAGTGCCTTTAACTCTTCCTCACTTAGTGGGGCAAGTTCTAAGGATTCTTCAAAACTGATCTTTTTAAATGCCATAGACATAAAATAAGGTTTACAAGTTAGTGGATTAATTAAAAACCACTTTTAAGCCCACTTAAAAGGAATAAGAAAGGCTTAAAGGTAGTATTTAACTATTAGTCTTCTTTAAATACAACTATTTCCTTTCTATTGAACATTGAGCATTTTTTACAATCAATACACCTTGATTTTTCAAAGGTTTCGCCGTCCTTTATAGACTCATATTGGGCAGGACATGCAAAAAATTCCTCAGATTCTCCATTTTTGACCTGTTCAAATAGTTTGGAGTCAACCAATGCAACGTCAAAGCCTTGAGCCTTTAAACGTCTAGCCTCGCCTTTATTCTCAACTGAAATATTAATAGTAAAATTTTCGCTTGATACGCTTTTAATAGCTTGTAGATTATATTCTCTATGAATAGGATCACAATGAAGGTGTGAGTAGGTAAACGCTTCAGTATTAGTGCTATCAACTGCAATTTTTATGCGTCTAAGTTTACTAATATCTATCTTTCTTTCATCGGTTGCATAACACCAGTCTTCCGACGGCAGGTCACCCGAAACCGATAAACGCAAAAAACTTCTATTTCTTAGGCTTTCTATGTCTTCTATCCATTGGTTAAACTGTGAGCCATATTTTTGATTGGTAATAGCGTTTCCAACTTGTCTTGTGTGGAAGCCTTGCTTACCGTAACACTTAGTAAACATTGGGCAATGTTTAGAGCACGTTTGCCAACTGCTAACGGTTGCAGCGACTTTCTTTAAACTGTCGCCGCCTGTAAGTTTCTTGTTCTTTGTTCCTTCTTTAAGATGGAAATTAGGAAGTGTTGCAGGTCTTGGGATTGTGTAAGGCATTGGATTAAATGAATTAGTAGAGGTTTAAAAAAAGTCTTTATGGTTTGGTAATTCTTTGTTCTTATCGGTAGGTATTGCATGTATAAATTTTTCTATGTTTCTATATAATTTGACCATTGCCTCTTTATCTCCTTTGATAGCTTCGATTTTTGGTAGAACTATTTCATCAAGTTCAAAACCTTCAATAGCTTGATAAATATAATTTTCATATGATGCGGCAGTTCTTTGTTGGTATCGGTACTCGAAAAAATCAAAGTCAACCATTGGATTAAATGAATTAGATCATCTATATATTAACAAACAATCAAGCGAATTAATAACAATCTTTAAAGTTATATAAGTTTTAAAATATGCTTTATTTCAACTGTTTACAATTTCCACAAATTTTTGCCTAAAGTACCTTATACATGTATATGTAGTATTTGATTACTTGGCGGCTTTGCCGTGCAAGGCACATAAGAACGCAAAAACAAGGGAAAAAATGGGGTTTTGTCCACCATTTGAGCCGATTCTATACAATTTGAAACAATTGGAGCAATACCAGCAATAAAACACACCAAAACTAGTACATTTGTACGCATAACTGCCTGAAGAACAGTTACGCAGGATTTTAGGCCAGTGATACCAATGGATTTCAGCCATAAAATACGACTGGACACGCAAAAATTGAATTTGGACAGCGATAATGGAGCGCAAACGTCAACTATTTGTAGTGGTACGTATAAATACTTACGTCTACTTGTAGTTGTTATATACCTTTCTTTTTTTCCTCACGCCCACTACCTTACCCACCCGCCGCCAGACAGGTCTAATTTTTTTTACCCCAAAATTGGTCTTTTTATGGTCTTTTAGGGGTAATCCATCATTTATGCATATTAAAATATAAAAAAATCACGTTTTAGAGCAAAAATAATGCATTTAGGACCTACAACACAGCCTTATCCGACTCAAGCACCTAATATTGGATCATATGTAGGCAAAATAATAGGTGGAATTAGCGATTTACCTGGTGTACCAACTCCAATTAGGTTTGCTGGAGGTCTTGTAGAAGATTTAATTGCTAGTGGAGCCTTAAATCCTCGTGTTTTAACCACAACAAATCCATATCCTCAAGGTTCTATGCCAAATCCAATAATGAATCCTTACACAAGAGGAAATATTTAGTTAAATCAAGGTAGGAAGTGTAGTCAACTTAAAATTAGTTCTATATAGTCATATTTGAAATAAAGTGTCTGTCTCTCCAGCTGATTTTGAGTTATATTCTCGTGCTACGGGTGCTCCATTACCTAGAACTGCTCAAGAGCAGATGCAAATGGCTCCGCAGGTGCATCAATTCATTCAAAGTAGAGGTTATCAGCGTCCAAAAGGGTTTTTAGGAGAAGTCGGAGGATATTTAAAGAATGCTGCTCTATTAGGAGGTGGTTTAGCACTTGCAAACTATTTATCAAGCAATAATGACGATTCTGACGACGGTATAAGAGTAGATTTAGCTTCTCCAGGGTCTGTTGATGCTTCTGTTGTCCCTCAAAGGATGATAACTGGAGCTACAGACGTAATAGGAACTCAACCAAGTCCTGCACCAACTCCAACACCTCAAACACCAGTTGTAAGGGAGAATGTGGGGACACTTGGATCAATTACACGTCCTTTAGGAGTACAAGTTTCAGATCCTTGGGGTATGGATAAGGGAACTACAGAGGTAGTTACTCCTAGTAGAGGTTTTGGACCAGCTCCTGCACCAAGAGCAGAGGCAGAAGGATTAAGAGATATTGAGTTTTCAATGAAGCCTCCTATTGAGAGAGATCCTTCATTTTTTAACCCTACAGGTAATTGGGGAGTAGGTGATACAGCAAATTTAGCTAATTCGGCTATAAATTTTGCAGGGCAGTATGGTCCGACAATAGCAGAACAAGGTGCTCTTGATATTGGTAAGGGAGTTAGAGATATTCAGAAAGGTATTGATGATACTTCGGTAGTTATAAACAGTGTTTATAACGCTGGAGCAGCTACAAGACAATTATTGGATAGCACCATAGCTTCGTTACCTACTTCTTCGTCTCAACAAAGTGCTCCTCTTGAAACTGGCAATGAATCTATTCTTTTTGATCATCCTGATGTAATTCAGTCAGGAACAGGTTCTGATGAAGTTCAAAATAATAGAAATTATATTGCACATGGAAATGTAGATCAAGAAGGTAATTTAATTAAAGATCTTTTTGAATATACGCCTGAAAATAAAGGAGGTGTAGATCGTTTTGGTAATCCCATGCCTCAAGGAAGAGTTTTTGGTGGTAAAGGTAACTATTTCTCACCTGAAGGGATTTATGGAGGCGATCCAGAAATGATAGGTAGTGCATCTAATCAACGTGTAAAAGATAAATTCATTAGTTCTGCAGGTATTCCTCAAATAAATGAAGATTTAGTTGGTGGAGACGTAGTAGAAAGTAGTGCTCCTGAAGAAGAGGCTTTTCATGCTCTTAAGCAATTTGTAAGGGGTTTAACTGGTCAAGACAGTCCTGTTGAATATGAACCTGATTCAGAACTTTTAGATAATATTGCTGCAGAGGTTGCTGAAGTTCAAGCTTCAAATGGTGTTATTCCAAATCCACCTAACTTTGAGCAGTCACAATATTTTGAACCAAAAGCTCCTAAGAGAGTGGAGTATATATCTAAAAAAACTGGTAAACCAACTGGCAACATGATGGATGCAGGAGGTGGAACAGGAGTTGAGTCTATTGGTTACAGACCAGATGGCTACTTAGAAGTTGATTGGCATGGTAAGAATAAAGAGAAGAGAACGGAAGGTGGATATGTATTTGATGATTATGTAGGTGAGTTAAAAAAAGATAATAGAGATGCTTTGGTTAGAGATACCGCTGATCCTAGATTTATTCAAGGCAAGATGTCTCCTGCGGAGGAAGCGGAATATCTTAATTTAAGTCATAGAGAAATGAATGCTGATGATGTTGTTTATAATGCTTTAAAAGACAAGAAGTTTGGGTATGGAGAAGGACAAGTTTCTCCTGGTAAATTTGCACAAAGAGCTAAAACAGGTCAAGGTGCTCTTTTAGATTATATTGATCAAAATAGTGATATCTTAAGAGGGTAGTAGGAATTAAGTATGGTTCAAATAACTAACCTCAGTAAAAAGCAAACTAAGCAAGATAAAGCTATTGCTAAGACTACAGTTGATTGGCAAACTGGCGGTCTAAATCCCCCTGCAGAGTATTTAAAAAATCCATTAAAGAAAACCGAGAATGTTGCTAGAACAGATGATGAAAACCCAGACTTTAGAGATTTTTATTTAAACGCTGATACCTTTACGTACCCTGGAGAAAGAGGAGTAAGTCCTGCACAAATTGCCCAACAAAAATTTAACGACTTAAACGTAGTTAACTATGGAGATGGGTTTCCATTCCCTGCAGATAATGAACGAATACAGAGATTTATGGATGTCTATGTAGATGGTAGTTCCTACGAGATTATGGAGTTTGATCCCATTACAGGAGGAGAAAATCCAAAGCGGGTAGAAAGAATGATTGCTTACGAAGATGCTGTTGGACCATGGAGTTTAGACAAGTTTTCAGATCGTAATGTCATGAGACAGAAAGCTGGGGATGGTGCTACTAAAATAAATGATAATGAAGTTAACAAATTCCCTAGTCAAGGAATACAGGTTTAAATATGTCTCAAAAAGTAGCTGCTGACGCTTTCTTTAAAACACTTGGTACTGTTGCAGCTAATAAGGCAATGGAAGTACCGATTGCTTTAGCTGGAGAAGCTATAGGTTCTTATTTCGGTCAAAAGAGTCATGGACCTACAGGACCTAGTCCAAGAGATATAATGCAGGACGATAAAGTAGTAGGTCAGGAAGCTACAGGTTTCGGTGGAGCAGTTAGAGATTATGCATATTCTTTAATGACTGAGAGAGGTTGGGACCCAAGGATGTCTAAACAAAGTGCTATAGATAATGATCCATTAAATCCAAAAGATATGTATAACGTAGGACGAAGGAGACCTGTAGAACCTTATAAAGGAACAAATGAAAAAGGACAGGATCGTTGGTATTCAAGTTATACAAAAAACTCCGAAAATCCTTTTTTACAAGGTGTTTATAACAACGCTGAATCTTTGGCGTCGGCAGCAGGTATTGCAGCACCTATTGCTGGAGCAGCAGCCGTAGGTTTAGGTGTTCACTTTGCTACTAAGCCACGTTCTGACTACGCTTTAGCTGTCGGTGATGGTATGGGACCAAGTACTGGTAATTCAAATATTGACGCTGCTAGAGCTTCTGCTCATTACCAACAAGAAACTGCACAAATGAAGTTTGAACATCAAATGGCATTACAGCAGATGAGACAACAAGCACAAACCCCAGGTAGACAATCTGGAGGAGGTGGCATGGGAGGAGGAGATCCAAGAGATGCTTACAACATGGCAGCATCCATAATTAATGCTCCATCCCCTATTTACAAATAATATAATAATAAAAAGGTGATTTAAAAATATGTCTTGGGATTGGTTAAGAGATGGATTAGGAGGAGCCGCTGATTTTGTTACGGGTGGTTTAACTGATTTTGATCAAAAAGGATCTGGTGGATATAACTGGATGCCAGGTACTATGGGTACACAATTTAATCCTATATTTGGAGGTAGTGATAAGAAGTGGGGAGAAGAACCAAAATTTGATTTTGAAGATGCCGTAGGATCTTTCACGAAAGGATATATGGGTCAAATGGGACCTGGTAGTTCTACTCCAGGAGGAAGTAGTTTTTTAAATGCATATACGTCAGGTAAAAGTTCAACACCTACTACAAGTAGTCCAGTATCAACTTCATCAGCATTTACAGCAGGTGGTAAGACACATTCGATGCCAGGTGTCGTAATTGATCAGCCAGTTGATTTTTACGCTTTTAAAGATAATCAGTTACCAGCAGGAGCTTATATGGGAGAAGGAGGAAGTAATGCAAAGAAACCAAATAGAATGGCAGGAGCGCTTAAAGGAGCATTAGGAGGATTCTCATCAGGTGGAGTACCAGGAGCAATTATTGGTGGTTTAGGTGGTTTGTTCTGTGATGAACGAGTAAAAGTAGATATTGCACCATTAATAACAACAGAGGTTAATGACGAATTAGCTCAAGTAGCTTTCTTTGTTAAGGAACTCCGTGAGTGCTCTTGAGAAGTTAAAACAACTGGAGCCAATCCAGTTTAGATATAAAGCAGAGTTAGACCCTACGCAACCGTTAAGGGCTGGTTTTTCTGCGCAACAAGTACAACAAGTTATACCTGAAGCAGTGATGGAAGTTAATGGAGTTTTGATGTTAGATATGAATGTTTTAAAGAATTATCTTCGTCTTGCAAGAGAGGAGTTATTAGAGAACGCTTCCAAGAGTTAGTTAACTTAAAATAAAAGCTATATAAGATTTTTAGGTGTAGTCAAAGATGGTTGCTTTATTACCTGCGTTAGCTATTGGTGGTTCTCTCTTAGGTGGAATACAAGGATATCGTAGAAGTGGTGGAAATCTGGGACAAGCTGCTTTAGGTGCAGGTGTTGGTGCTTTAGGAGGAGCTGGAGCTGGAGGCGTAGGTCGCTTTGCTGGTAAAGGGTTAGGTAGTCTTATGGGCTTAGGTGCTGCAGAGGCTGCTGGTCTAGGAACAATAGGTGGAGCACTCGGAGGAGGAGGAGCGATATTGACTGGTAATGTTGGAGTTCCAGTAGGTCAAAATATTGCAGCTGGTGTAGGTCAAGTAGGTACAGGTATTAGAGATTCAGCTTCAGGTATTCTTGGATACAATGCTGTAACTGGTGAGCCAATGACAGCCGTTGGTGGTGCTTTACCTCCAAATTTAGGACAATTCGGTGGAACTAATATGTATGGTTCTAGTCCTTATGCGGTAATTGACCCAAGTGGTCCGATGGCAGGAAATCGTCTTATGCAAAGGAAGCAAGCTGAAGTAACAAGAGACAATATAAATACAATTGCTCCTACTCAATTAAAGTATGCAGAAGAAGTTAAGAGAAGAGATTTAGAGAGACAGTTAGCTGCTGCTGGTATCCGTCAGAATATAGCTACTCAAGCAGGAATGCTTCAGGCTGCTAATCAGGCTGGTTTAAATCAAGGAACAACTGCTTTACAACAAGTAGGAAATGCTTTGACTAATAACTACAGCTACTCTTAGGAGGTTTTAAGTGTTTAACCTTTCTCCACAAAATAAGGAGTTGGCCTTTAATGCTTTAGGTCAACTTGCGGCTAATACCCTCGGACCTGAAATAATGCCACAAGGTATTGATACGAGTTACTCAGGTGTTGGTCTTGGAAATATTAATTTAGGAAACTTTGGTCAATCCTCCATGGGATTAGGTGGAATAGGTTCGGCACTTCCAAGTCCTTATAGTCAGTCACAAGGTTCCCAAATGGTTGCTAACCAATATGGGGCAACGAAGCCTATGTATCAAGATATGTATGCGACACAGAGAGGTAATAGGTTACTTGATTATCAAACAATGCAAGATGCTATAAAGCCAAATTTAACTTGGGCTGCAATGCAAGCTCCTGCTCAACAGCAAAGAGCGTTCGGTGCATCTAAAGCCAACTATTATGATCGTATGGGCATGGCTGCTATGGCTGATGCTGCAAAATGGGCTGCACAAGGTCAAAGAGCATTTGGTCGTCAAGGTGTCCCTAATACTCCAAATTTCGCATAAGTCATGACTAATAGTTCAGGTTTCGGTCAAACCGAAGAAGATAGGGTAAAAACGGCTAATAATTTAGCTCGTACAAGTAATAACTTGAGAACTAGTACTGCAGCTGAAGAATATCTAACTGGAATAACAGATAGAACAGGAGGAACAGGAACTACTACTAGTGAGACAGATGATTTAAAAACAACATACTTACCTGATCAATCTTTAGGTGATCAAGCTGTATTACAAGAATTAACCAATAAGCAGAACATGTTAAATATGGAAGTAGCTGCTGAACTTGATCGTGTTAATACTGAGTTCTTTACTGATTTAGATATTAGAAAGGCACAGTCAATTGCTGGAGAAACAAGAGCAGGACAAAGAGTTGGTGGAGAAGAAGCAAGAGCTAATCTAGCAGAAGAAGGATCACAGACTCGTGCGACCTCTAGAGTTGCTGGGCAAGAGCAACGTGCTGGTTATGCAGAACAAGGTTCTCAGTTAAGAGCAACAGAAAGAGTTAGTGGTCAGGAAGATAGAGCACGTACTGCTGAAGAAGGTTCTCAAACTCGTGCTACATCAAGGGTTGCAGGACAAGAGCAAAGAGCAGGTATAGCTGAAGAAGGATCTCAAACAAGAGGTACTCGTCGGGTAGAAGGTCAGGAAGTCAGAGAGACAGACTTGCAAAGAGAGATGTTCCGTCGCTATAAAGAAGCAAGAGACTACGATCAAGCACAACGTGGAGCAAGATCTTACTAAGTGGTTAAAAACCCTAACTAGTAAAGATAGAGAATCATTTCTAGCTTTTTGTAAAAGAACATCATCCCCAATACAAATTTATCTATATTCCCGTTTTCTTGGCTTTACAGGAAGCATAGTGGAATGTGATGAGTGGTCACAAAAGAAATACAAAAAACGTAATTTCCATGGGGTATTAGAAACAGAAATTGATTCTATGCAACAAGACATAGCTAAGTTACGTGATGGAATTGATATGGGCATGGTTAAACAAGATATGGGTGCTGCAAGGATTGCAATGCTTCAAAAGGAATTAAGAGGAACTATTAAACAACTAGGAGATGAAAAGGTTTTAATGGATAAACAAGGTTTAATTCTTGCTGGAGCAGACAGAGCATTACGTGAGATGTTATCTATTTTTAGAGATGATCCAATTGAAGGTCCATTACAAGAAGCATCAATGGGAGTCTGGACAAAAATATTACAAGAAGAAAGTTAAAGATTCTTAGGCTATGCTACGTGCATGGCAGGTACAAGTATTTATAGCGTTTATCGCAGAACTGCGAGAGCCGCTGCTAAACAACAAGTTGTTAAAAAGACATCTACTGTTGATGTAGAACGTGCAAGAACAGATTTTGCATATTTCTGTGATGTTGTAGGAGATAAACCTCCAGCTACTCACCATAAGGAATGGCATCGTTATCTTTGTACAGGAGAAGATAGTGAATGTTTAGTAGCTATTGGTGGACCAAATATAGATATTTTGGCTCCAAGGGGTAGTGCTAAATCTACAATTCTTGGTTTATATACTGCTTGGTCAGTTGGTATACATGCAGTCAAGAAAAAGCCTTTAAAAGTCCTATATATTTCATATACAGTTGATGTTGCTAGACCTAAGAGTGCTGCAATAAAACGAATTATTGAAGAAAGTAAAACTTATAGAGAAATCTTTCCCAAAGTAAAAATAGCCAAAGGCATAAACTCTAACGAGTATTGGAGTATTGATTGGAAGTTTGCAGGAATTAAATCTACTGGTGAAGAAGAATTTACTGTTTGTTGTGCAGGACTAAAAGGTGCTGTGACATCTAAACGTTCTCATCTTTGTATTATTGATGACGCTATCAAAAGTGCTGATGACATT